GTATCAGCCGCACCCTTGTTAATAACCGAGAACGTTGTCGCACAAAGCATTGTGCCTGAATCTGCTGTATGAGAATTAAAAATACCAGCCTCGGTAATAGCGCCGGTGCCATCAGCAGCAGCCCAGTCTCCAATGTAAACCACTTTGTTGTCGTCGCCTCCTGCACCCTGAGTGAAGGACGTTAGAGTATTTCTATCTAACTCTCCACCCAACTGCGTGTCGCCAGCGGTCAGAGTCGTGGTTACAGTTCCGATAGCCATATCGGACATTGCGGCTTCATCAGGAGAAGACTCCATCTGGTCGGCAACGTGGGCATCTCCAACGTCAGTAAAGACGTTATCGAACTCACGAAGCTCTTTGATTTTCCCTTCTTCGTCCCTAAGCTCTGCTCTTCCATGTCCAAAAACATTTAGTTTGTTGTTCATTATATATTCACCCCCTCTCGTTATGAAAACTTGTAATCTCCATTAGGATTCAATATTTTTCATTTCGTCAGCTTCTATGGAAAACCCAGCTTTTTTAATCGCTGTTTTGGTTACTCCTTCTTTTTTAAGTTCTGTAAAGTTAGCATCCCGAACAACCGTCTTACCATTAAGACTGATTAAATCTAATTTTACTTTTTTACCGTCAATCTTTTTAGTTAATATAATACTCATATTATTTCACCTCTTTAATTGCATCTAATACGTCCTGCTTATTGTATAGTTTTTCAGGCTCTTTAACCCCTTTCGAAACTGCGTATTCATTTAGTTCTTTACGAGTCCAATCAATCGAAGGCTCAATTTTTTCCTCAACTTTTGCTTCTTCAACTTTTTTGACTTTCTCGACTTTCTTTACCTCTTTGATTTTTACTTCTCCTACCTCTGTTTCCATTAAAACTACCTCAACGATTTTTTCAGGCAAAAGAGCTTTTACTGTTTCCTCTGGTAAATCGGCAACCTCACCAACATTAAAAACCTTATCGTTAAACTTAACTGAACCAATTTTTATTAAGACTCTCATAAATATCACCCCCTTTTAATTATAATCCTCCGTGGCAACAACTTCTCCACTTAATCATACCCCACCACACCTCGTTTGTAACATCATATTCCAACGATGAGTCAGCCATTGTTACCGCATCCGAAAGAATCTTGTTCAAAAACCATTTCTCTGTGGCAGTAATTGCCTGACTGTCTGATTTGTTAACACGAAGTGCTTTTGCGACTGCCTCGGCAATTCCCAATGCGTCAGTTTTGCCAAGAGCGATATTTTTAGCCATTTCTTCTGCGAAAGTTATGTTGTCGGTTAGTCCGAGCATTACTGCTACTTTTGAAATTGATTCTGCCAAGCTTTGGCTATCTACAAGATAGTTTCTGATTGTTTTTGCTATTGATTCAACAACAGATATAGAATCAGATACGTCTAAATGAGCCTCAAACTCTCCAGCCTCGCTATCAATAAGATTTAAAGAGTCTGAAAACGCTATGTGAAGAGTATCCCCTGAACGAGCCAAAGACTCGGTTATAGAAACAGAGTCCGAAAAGTTTTCTTTGTATTCAAACATAATTTTTCACCTCACTTTTTATGGACCCTATGTCAAAACTTCCTCCGCATCTTCCGTAATTGTTAATGAGTCAGTTAACGCCTCAACCGGTATCGCTTTAACCAAATCATAGCCAACTTGAACGTTTACGTTTCCAATGGCAGCCAAATTTACTTCTAGGCTTGTGTTTGGTGCTAATATCCAATATGCTCCTATAAAATTCATATTCCACATTGAACCGTATTGTGGCATTGAGTTTTTGAACTTTTCAGCCCCGCTTGTGCCTTCCTGTAATGAAACAACTAGTTGGTTCGCTCCTACGTTGTTAACCATAATGGTTTTTACCCGAATACATAAACCCTCACCGGGAGCCTCAATCACAGTAGTTTCATCTTTTTGGGTAGCATTGACACTCGCTGGGTATGCCGCATTGTCATCAACAACAACAGCCATAGCCACCTCGTCATAACGAGGAGCTCGATAACTCGCATACTGCCTACCCCTTAGCCCCTTTGGGTTAAAATCACTAGCATCTCTTTTTGCTAGACTACTCATAGTTTATTCACCTCCTTTATTTATTTAATGTTTAACGTGTCCGCAAGTCAGAGGTGACTGCTTGACACTTTAATTAACTTATATAGTTCTACTTAGTCTACTTGCTCTATCAGCTGTATAGTAAACAACAGTCTGGTCGTGGTCTGCTCCACAAGCACTATTAAAATCAGCAAGACATTGGGAAATGTCAGTTGCGTGAACAGTAATAGTTGGTAAAGGTGCTTCTAAGGTTGCATCGTGATGAGCTGAAATAGCCACTGCAAGTTTTGGTATCATTTCCAAACCTAATTTATCACTAATACCAATTGAGACTGTATCTCCTGCCGTAGTTCTCGCTGGTAACAAAATAGAAGTAATTGTTTTGAATGCTTTTACTCCGTCTATTGTCGAATTGTTATTTAAAGCAATAGTATCAGTAATCGCATTTCCTCTAATATCTGTTCCAGTTATAACCACATTTCCTGTCAAACTTGCGCCTGTCATTGCTCCAGTTATCGAAATAACTCTAGGGAAGTCAGGATCGGTAATTGATGTCGTAACAGTCGTGGTAACACCGTTGCCTAAAGTAACCGCAGCGTGAACCGCAGTCGCACTTGCCGCATCTGGTTTATACCAACGCTGTGCCCATACACCAAAATAGCCCATAAAACCATAGCCTATGTAATTAGCATATTTATTTTTGATAATCATTGTTTCTTTTCACCCCCTTTTCAGGTTGTAAACACCTTTTTCAGAGCGGGATATTTAATCGGGTATTGAGGGGATTTGACAATAGGAAACTGGAGATACTAATCAACGATAAAGCAAACATCTCCAATTTCCTAATTGTCAAAGAGCCCCTCTCACACGCCCCCGCCCTGTTATCAAAAAGGTTTATTAAATAACATTAAGCCGTAACCGCAGAATATAAATATCCTGTCGAGGCTGCGACAATTTTCTCATCTCTAACTTCGCCCGCTTCTATAAAATCACCATCTCTGCCTTCCTCTCTCCATTTCTTGACTCTAAAACCTCTACTTTGGAACTGATATCCAAACGATGCTTTTTTCAAGCCCGGAGACGGTTCTGCGTAAATCAATGCACATTTCTTGCCCCACACATAACCAAGACTTTCAGCAACACCCTCCTGAGTGCTATCATATAAAGCTTTCCCGATAATGTAATTATCGACTTCAAAGACAGCAGCCAAAATGTCAGAGGTTATAATTCCTCTTTGAGTGTATTTGATTCTTTCAAGAATGTCTGGATGATCAAGAAGTTTCAAGTGTGACTGATAACCGATTATCATTGTGTTCGGTAATTTTCCTGAAGCAGCGTGAACAACGCTTTTTGCTGTGCGAACATCGCCTATTGGATCGCTACCTGCGTAGTCGTCCCATAGATTAGTTCCGCTTAAAGCAGAAGTCTGAGAACCATAAGTGCCAGCTGCGAAAACAATATCCGCAACTCTTTTCTCTCGCCCCAGTTGAATTAATTCTGTCAAGGCTTCCGTAGTGTCAACGTCCATATTCAATGGATTATCAGCATTGTCACGAACTCTGTCAGGAATTAAATCTTTTAAAGCATATTCCTCACATTGATACGTGGCTGTGCTTACGTTCCAGTCTATCTCGTTCGCTTCAGCACCAGCAGCCCTTTCGGATTGTGGTAACTTCCACGCTCGGGTATAGGTGTAATACTTGTCTGATTCCTTTTTTACTGGAATAACAGGCAACACTCTGTCAGCAATCATTTCATCATTGGAATATCTTAAAGACACTCCTGAAAGGACTGCGTCTTGATGGACGTCTTTTTCTGTCGGATTCATAAACTTCATTCTTGCCAATTCTCTCTCTATTAATATTTCACTGTATTTCATATATTTTTCACCCCCTTTTTAACCTTGTTTAACGACTGTGGTAAAAGTCAATCTATTAATTGCTCTCATTAGCCTGCGCCACTCCACCCGGAGTTAGCAAAACCTCAATAATTGAGCCTGAACCTGCAGAATCTTCCAAGGCAATTCCAATAACACTCTTTTGGTCAGCGTCTACTGGCGTGCCTTGACCTGAACTGGACATAAGTTTTTCTCCAGCATCACAGGCAGCAGCCATTTTCAACTTGGAAGTTCCACCAATAGCAACGGAAGCAGCCTCACCATCCGCAGGCTCGTTTTGGAGAACTCCAATAACGTGTGTGCCTTCGGCAGCAGGTGTTCCGGCTTTTATCACTTCATTGCTAGTCCCTAGTTCAATCATCACAGCCTTATACTGATCCGAGGACAAGTCTTCGCCTGCAATAAAGGACTTAACAATTTGATTTGATGCTTGTGCCATATTCTATTTCACCCCCTCTGAAATGTTTAATATTTTATAACATTTTTCTCCGTAAATTTCCTACTCCAGTTTACTTTTTGAAAAGCTCTGGTTTTTCTGCACTAACAATTTTCAACGCATCGCTATATGTCATACTCTTTTCTTTCATTTTTTTAGCGACTTCTGCCTCAATTTTACCCTGTTTGTCATCAGCACTTACACTATCTCCACCTTCCTCTTTAAAGAGTTTGGCAGATACTTTTGGCAAGCCTTTAACAAATTCTGTAAATAATCCAGCAGCTTTTGGAGTAAGAGCCATAATCAGTTTGATTGCGGCATCTTTATTTTTAGGTAAAAGAACTCCATTGATATTGCTTTCAGAGAAAATATATCCTTGCACTTGTTCGGTGACTTCTTTGAAACGAAGTTTGGCTTCTAATACACCCATTTGCGATTTCATTTCATTGAGTTCCTTAGTGTGTTCGGCTTTTGAGATAAACTGTTCGCTCATTTTTTTGTCAGCTAATTCTTTTTTCTTTTTTGCGATTTCTTCATCTTCTTTCTTTTTCTTTTCCGCAGCCTCGACAGCAGCTTTCTCCTGTTTTTCTTTTTCCTCAGCCTCCTTAGCTACCTCTGCTTTTACTTCTCCGAACAGCTTCTTTTCTTCTTCGCTCGCATCTTCGGAAAGTTCAAACTTAGCATCGGCAACTAATTTTGCTTTAAGTTCCTCTTTGGACATTTTCTTTTCACCCCCTTTCATTATGTTTAAACTTGTAAATCCTGCATACATATTTTCTGATAATAAAACTGGTGCTAAACTCTTAAAATATGGTCGGTTGGTTAGTGCACCACCCAATAATACGTTCTCAAAAACTTCGTGTGTTTCCATATCTTCATAATCAAAGTCAAACTCTGGACTAAAATATTTGAAAATGCCGTCAGTAATGAGCTGTGTTCCTAACTTCGTCCACTCGATACCCGCTTTTAGTTTCGTCTTTCCGTCTTCAAATACTTTTCTCATCGACTTGAACCAGCCAGCAGCTCCCTTTTCAGGCATATGCTCTTGGTCAACTGCGATATCTACCTTACGCACCTTGTCGTTGAAAGAACTGATAAATCTGTCTATGTCTTCATCAGTTATTTGAATAACACCATACTGTGGATGCTCCCATTCTCCTGCGTGGAGTATCTCTATTTCCGACACTGGTTTCTTAGAAGAAAAGTTTTTCTCGTTAAAAGCAATCTGTGGAGATAGAGTTTTTAGTTTATATAATTTTACCTCGGAAGCCTCTTTCTTCGTCATAACTTCTCCGCTATGAGAATTTCCCTGTTTGTCATAGCAAATGTGCAAATATTTGCCCGCCTTTGGATTGATTGTTTTAACCCTACCGCCCTCGCGGACACATTTCTCAAAGTCGGCAGGAAATTTAAGTGCCATAGTTTATTTTCCTTTCCTAAATAATAATATCATAATTCTATTGTCAAATGGTATTCTTTCCATTTTTTTTAATCATCATTGATAATACTTTTAGATTTATTGATACCTTATTTAAAGCTTTGCTATTATCTTTTATTATTTGCCCAGTATGTTGAAGATGATTAGAAACAACTTTATTTATTGACTCATCTTTTTTATTCAAATAATATAGAAATAAAACTACGGTTACGACTGTTCCCCCAAGATTTGCTAATTTCTCTATACCTTCCATTATTTTTTACTCCTTTCCCTATATATTCCTAACCCATACGGCATCTCTTTTCTGCCAGCACTCCCAGGCAATGGATAATCTATGTCTTTGAAATCCCAAGTGGCAATCATTGATTGTGGCTTCAGTTCTTCTGGTATGCCTGTAAAAGGAGGAGGATTTATCTCCTCTTTTGTAATTCCTACCCATATACATCGACAACCGAAGTGAACGCTTCCCGGATGATATTCGTGGAAAGCTTTGTCCTCTGTTCCGATTATTTTTCCGTCCATACTTGTGCAATAGTTACAAGTTCTGTCATCAAGTATTGAACTCCACTGATAACCATATAAATCGTCTTTGAAGGAATCAAAAGTAAATATCCTTCCATTGTTTATTCCTTCGGAGGTTATAAGAGAAGAAGTCGCTGGAACATTTTTACTAGTGAATCTGTCAAACCCCTCGCGAACAGTCGTCAACGTTTCTTCATCTGTCATCTGTGGGTCCATCATTCCAACAGCGGCTATCCCTTTTAAAGATTCCATCATCTGTTTTTCGTGCCTATTGGCAAGAAAAAAAGCCCTTTCAGTAATTCTTCTGTTTATCTCCGAAGTTGTCATTGGAGCGGGTTTCTTAATCTCATAACTAGCTTTAAGTTTTCCATACTCAAAAATCTTTTTCATTTCTTCTTGAAATGTTTGAGCATATAGGCTTTTTACTTTCCAGCCTATGTTGTGAAGGTCGGCAAAATCTTTTCTGCGGACTGCGTCCTCAATTCTTGATATTAAACCTACTTTTTCTCTATTAAGAACAGAAAGCATTTTAGTATTTAGTATTTGCTCGGCTTTGTCCATATAATCCCTAATCTCGTCAAAGCGGACGTTCCTTTCTGCTTTTGTTAATTCCCTTTTATACTCGTGTGCTTTCTTGAAAGGTGGTTGCCCTTTCTGTGCAGGCTTTTGCACAGATTGTTTACCTATTTGGTCAGCCGTCTTTTTTTGCGCCTCCAACCCTACTTCTTGTTGTTCTTGTTTAATTTCGGAGGAAGGAGTTACTTTTTTTGGTCTGTCAGGAAGTTTCATCAGCTTTCTCATATAATCTTCTAGTTCGGTATCGGGAGTCATAACATTAGCAAATGTAAGAGTTTGTATTGCTTCGGCTATTGCTTTGAAATCTCTTGTTCCTATATTAGCGTGCGTAAGCTTCGGATATTTTTTTACATTCCAATTATAATCAACTAGCTTTTTAATCTCGTCGTTTATGACTTCCTCTATAGACTTTGCCGTGGCGTCAAGCGATTGCAGAAATAAAGTAGACTGGTCTTCTGATAAAGCATAAGTTCCTGAGCCACCCTTGGAACCCAAATCGGCAAATTGCGCCAATACCGATTTCAATATCTCTCGCGTGTGGTGTTCAAGCATTTCAGTTGGATTTTTTAATGAATTTGCTTTTAGATCCATCATCTCCACCGCCCAGCCCTGCTTGATGACAACGTAAGCCCGTTCGTGTCCTCTCAAATTTTTTCCCATTGTTTCGGCATTGTCATAGTCGTCGTCGGTATATCCTTCAGGCAAAGTAATGACTGGGATACCAATGCCTAGTCTTTCCTGTGCAACAGCGTCAATCTTGTAATACTTATCTCGGAAAAACCAATGCTTGTAGGCTTGTCTCAAAATGGAAGTTCCAAGGTAATTGTCACCTTCTCGCCTATTGACAAAAACCATTAGTTTTTGAATAGGAATTTCTACTTCAATGAAATTGTCTTTTTTGTATGCTCTTTGGAGAATACTCCTTAATTCACCATTTATATCAACATTCCATTTTTCGATTGTTTTCGGCATTCTCGGAGCCCACTTTCGCCAACCGATTTTACCGTCCTCTGTCATCTTGTAAACAACTTCAAAAACCATACATCCGTAAGGTTGCATTAGAAGAATTTGTCGGAGAGTGTCCTCCCAAGAAATAGTCAAACCTTCAAACATATTCTCTTTTATGAACTCGGCAATCTCTTTTGATTGTGCGTCATCTCCTGCCGGTTCAACGTCCCACTCAGCAGAACGGATTGGAAGTTCACAAAGCAATAAAGCAGCCTGAACGGAAGCATCACTCCAACGCATTTTGTCAACCGTAGTGTAGAGAGTAGAACCAGTTAATTCTGCTTTATATTCATCTGTATCAATATATCCTTGAAAGTTAGTAGTTCCAGAAGCACCGACTTCTCGTCGTGAAGAAAACTTTTTTGTTCCTTTTGTGTTTTTCATAGTTCTTTGACTAAAATTTCATTCCCATAATTCCAGAGGTTATTGGTTTATCTTTTTTAGGGATATCCTCTGGTTTAGGTTCAGCCAAAGAGCCTGTCGAGAGTTTGTCAATACCAAGCATAGCGTAGTTGGTTGCCATTGTCAAGTGATCCGCGCCTATCTTCTTGTAAACCCAAACTACCCTGCCATCAGGCTTTTCCTCTTTGTCTTTTGCCCAGTTGCAAAGATGGCGTAACAACAAGTCAATCTCTACTGTTAACCTCGGTAAAACTATCTCATAATTCTTAAATTTTCCTGCCATTCTGTCTAACGATTCCATTTTATTTACCACTATCCGATACTCTTTTGTTTCAACATCTTTATACCACTTTACAAATTCCTTTTGATTGTCATTGTAATAAACCATCCACACCTTTGCCGGATACATTAAAGCAAATTTCCTTGCTGAGTGCTTGTTTGGCAAGGCATCAATAATACAAAACGTTACTCCGTATTTATCCATAAGGTTAGGCAAGTCCACGTCAAAATCGGTATAGACGCCTGTATGAACAAGCCTTATTTCTTTTGTGCTTTCCTTTTTCCAAATCGTAACGTGAAGCTTGTCACCTTGGTCAACGCCCATAATCGTATTTCTTCCCTTTTCTTCTAATGTATATTTATTATTGATACACCTTAATAATATATCCCTGTTCAATGGCTGGTTTTCTCCACCATACGCTTCACCTAAACAGAAGTTGTGAAAGTCTTTTATTCCCGACAGATTGGAAGTAGGACGCACTCGGCTAGCTTCTTCTTTTCTTAATATGTCAGTAGCAGAAATCCAAGGAGCCATAAGCTGTGAAATGTGGTAGCCGGAAACTCCCCAATCTTTATTACCGGTCGCAATCCACCGCCCAGTCCTTCGAACTTCGTCTGATAACGTTCCTAAACAGCCCACACACGCATATCTTGCCTCTAAAACGTCGCCTTTGATAGAATCCGGGTATTTTAGTATCTGTTCCTTCCCACACTTCGGGCATTTGACAAACCATTCTTTTTTATCGCTTCTGTTAAAAAGGTAATCTATCCCGAACTCTGGAATTGTCGGAGTAGATAATGATAGAAAATAAGCAAACTTTGAGTGCGACATACGTTCCTTATACATATCAATGATGTCGGGTTTTGAGAAGTCTATCTCATCGTGGATATTGAAATCGCTGTCAACCGATATAGCCTGTCTTTCACTCCACGCCCCTCTAAAATAAACAAATGAAGAACCTAGCTGTTTTAGTTCAATCCCACCCGTTACTACCCGACTAAGGTGTGGAGAGGATGCAACCATTGGTCCGATACGAGCTGTTGAGAAATCGGCAACGTCGGAAGCGGTGGGAAAAGTGTATATAATAGATACGTTATTGTTGTCCAAAAACCAAAAGGCTCTAATCATCGCATAAGTAGTAATTCCTATTTGAGCAGCTTTTTTGATAATCATTGACTTTGACTTGTCCTCGTAGATTTTAATAAGATATTGATGGTTATACCAATCAAGTCTATCTCCTTTCGGAGTGTAGATGTTGTCGTCCACCCAAGGAATAAGATACCTACTTCTTAGCTGTTGCTTTCCGAACTGTATCTGTTTTTTGAGAGTCTTTTCTTGATCTATCAATAAGCTTTTGTTTAAAGGCTTCATATATAACCTCTTCTAATTCGGGCGATAATCCTTCGCCCTCTAATGTAACACCTCCCGATACCTTCATCTGCTTCGGGTATAATTCTCGTTCTGCTTTTAAACCCTCTGATACCATATTCATCAAAACATTCGGAGAAATGATTTTATTGTAAATAAGAGATTTTATAAGTTTTCTCGCCCCTTTTTCGTCTCCGACAGTCATTAAATCTTCTATTTCGTCAAGAATAAACTTCAAGTATTTTATACCAGCTGATTGAAGATAACGCGCTACCTTTACGTGACGGACAATCAAATCGGATAAAGAACCCTCTACTTCTTCCAATGCCTTTTTTTCAGCATTGCTTTGTTTTTCTTCTTTTAATTTCGTCCAACCTTCTTTCATTGCAACGTTACGAAGGTGCCCATAGCTTATACCGTAGTTTTTTGCCAACTGCTCCAAGCTCAAAGTCTGATCAGCGACATAGTCCGCTTTGGCTTGACTCCAGTTTATTTTTTTTCTTGCCATATTTTTTGTAATAAAACTGTCAGTAATCTGTCATTGCTTTTATCTGTCTAAGTATTTTTATTTCCATTTTTACTCACCTCTATACCCGATTATATTCTCTAATTTATTCTTTGTGTTCCTCTCTATATCTTTTCTTTCCTAAGGAGTGCTAAACTTGTTTATTCTCCTCTTTTTTTGACTTCTCAACTATCATAGGATGTGTGATTGTCTGTGGTTTCAGGTGCTCGTCTAAAAACAACTTCAAGTCTTTAGCAAACTGGCTATCAACTGGAAACTCAAACCAAGAGTGCCAAGGGCTTTCTCCCCTGCTCCCTTTCTTTACCTGTTTTTCCTCTCGAAAGTGGATTTTTAGCAATCCTTCAACAACTGAAATATCATAGTAGCATTTCCTAATCGATCCCTTTTTTTCCTTGCTCCACCGAGCAAAAATTGGTGGATTGTTTCTGAACGGTAGTGTTGCCATATTATTTTTCTCCTTTCTTTTTTGGCTTTATAACTATAAACTTCTCAAAACATTTAATATTACAAAAGTCAAAATATCTTTCTCCCAATCTTTTCATCTCAAACTTCGGCGGTTTAACTATTCCTACCCAACTTGCATTTTCAATATGGATATGTTTTGTATCAGTTACTTCTGTTTTACAGGTATCACAATAATAGTGTCTTTTTTCAACCCTCATTTTTGCTTCACCTCCTTATCATCAAGCAACTTTTCCTTATTAGAACACACTGCCACCAAGAAATTAAACATTCCTTCCGAGAAAAATGATGGACGGCTTTTAATCTGATAGACAATAACTTTACTGAATGCTTTTTTTAGAAACTCAAAGAAAGTGTCTTTGGTGTATTTTGTTCTGTGTTCGGCTACCTCGTCGGGCGACATACAATCATCGGGCAAGCTGAAAATTGCCCTACCTGTTTTTCCAATCATTTTCGAAACCTCTTTTATTATTTCAAGTCTTGGTTCGTCATCAAGATGTTCAAGAAATTCAAGCCCGACTATAGCATCGACTTCACCAGCGACGTTAATTGGTGGCATATTTCTTACCTCTCCTCTTAGTCCTGCCTTCTTTAATTCGTCAATGGCTGTTTGTGATATATCCAATCCAAGATATTCAATAGACGGTATCTTTGTCTTTAGTTGCGAAGCAAAGACTCCTACTCCACAACCTAGTTCCAAAACTTTAGCATCAGGGCTCAAATCACTCAAAAGTTTGTTAACTATGAAACTAAACTTTTCGGGATATCTTCTCCAGTTTTTGTCAATCCCACCCTCTTGCGCGTAAATCTTGTCCCAGTATTCTTTTGTGTTTATGTTCTTGAACATCATCGGATGTATTCCAAGTTGCTCTCTCCAATTCGGGTAGGTTTCTTTTAACCATTTTTTTGTTCCAAACATAGCTTCTCTAACGTATGCTTTTACTCCCGGTTTAAATTCTTTAATCCAATCAAAGTTTGTTATGACTGTGTTTGAGATATGTCCTAGTTTAATTTGTGGGTGTGCCCATATCCTAAATCCAAAGTCTTTCTTGGCTTTAAGACAGAAGTTTAAATCCTCTGAAAATCCACCGTCCCAAGTGCAGAGTGGTTGTTTCATTGATTCAATAACCTTTCGGGAGATAAGCATAAATCCCATTCCGCTTCCGTCAACCTCAAATGGTTGACTACCCCACTCCATAAAAATATTGTAGCAACCCGCTTCTAAATCAAGTTTCTTGATAACAGGCAAATGTGGACGGTTTTTTGTGAAATAAATACCTGTAACCATATCCACTTGTGGATTTTGGATCAAACTATATGCTAGTTCCAAGCTGTCGGGTTCCCAAATTATGTCGGAATCGATGAAAAGTAGATAGTTCATATCGGTTTTTAGAAAGTCCTCCATAATCTCGTTCCTTGCTATGTGATGAACCTTGTTGGAGCTGATAATTTTATACTTGCACGGACTATACCCAAACATCATAAATATTGACTCTAGCCACTCGAATTTATACCCTGTGTCCGGTCCTCTTGGCAATCCTATCGCTATTTTTTCATCTGTTGGGATTTTCATATTAACTTTCTAAAAACTGAAAGTCTGTCCTATCTTTCATAATTGATAATAACCACCTTTTTTTTAGTTTATAAGTGGCTGTTTTAAATCCTTTAGAATCCTCTATAATAAACTTTTTCATTTCCTTGTCATAATAGGTAAAGTCGGCAACGTAGACTATTGACCTAATTGACTCACCTTGAAATCTAAACTTTTTCAATAAAGTAATTCTTACTTGCTGTTTAAGTTTTACTATCTTCCCGGCTTTTTCTAACAAGGTTAACTCATCACACCTCTTAGCTTCTTTTTTTGAAGCGTGTTTATGCAACTGGTTGCACATTGTTCTTGTTGAATTATATTTCATTTTTTTACTTCAACAGTTTTACTAATAGTTGGTGGTTTTTGTTCTTCTCTTATAACCAACTCCCCATTTTGTAAGTCAACAACACACCTTGAAAACAACTCCTCTTTTAATCCTAACCTTTTGAAGATGCTTCCTACGACAAAAACCTTATAAGATAATGAAATAGCATTAAGCAACTCCTCCTGAATTTTTGCCACCGAAAGTAGGTTGCTTAATCTTTCCATTTCTACCTTGCTCAAACTATGTTTTATATCTGCCATAACTTGTTTTTTTAACTTTTAATAGATAGCTTACCGCAATGTTCGCAAAGCAACATTGAAGCAATCTGTTTACAATTTATACATTGATGTTTCACTTGCCACGCTAACTTTTTCAGTGTTTTTTTTTCCTCTTTTAATTTCTTAAACATATTAAAATATTTTTTATCAAACCCTCTTGGTTTTTTCCTTAACAACTCATTCGCGTTTTTATTCCTTTCGCAAAAATCGTGCCAGTCTTGGTTCAACAATCTTGTTCCTTCAAATGTATGAACCGCCTTTAAACTACTTCTTTTGTCAATATGATGAAAACTTAAAGCATACTTACTGTTGCTAATTTCACAACTCGTAATATTTTTATCTAAATATTCATCTATTAGCTTCGGTTTTGCTTTTAGCCACGCCCTCGTCTTTTTTCCTATCTTTAGCATTGACATATTTTATTTCTACCCAACAATCATCGCAATATAAATTAACTCCAATCTTCCTTTTGATATTAGTATAAAAACTTCTTCCACATTTATCGCAAATCTCGGAAAACCTAATCTCGTCACCAATAGAAATTCCATCTTTCAGAATAAGATTAAGTATGCTCTTTTGTCTGCGACAATACTTACACCTCACAGGGTCAGCCCAGCCTTTTTGTCCAAAATCTTTTTGTTCTTTAACCGTAAACATAAACTTCCTATGACAATCCTTACAAACACATATTTTATCTTTAAGTTCTTCCATAAAAATATTTTTTCCAATAACTTCTATTTTGAAACGTTTTCCTATGACTGATCCTTTCTTTAGTATCTTTTGAGTGATGATAACCACCTTTAGCCCAACCTTTTAATTTTTTATCTTTAGTATTTTCTTCCATAGTGGCAATTTTTCTAACTCTAATAATCTGTGAAGTTTATACGCATCTCCCCACGTCATTCTCTTTTTAGCAAGTTTAACCCAGTGGTAAATTGAAGATATTTTCATCTTTAGAATTTTGTTGGGACGCCAGCCATAAACAGCAAACAAAAGAGCATCTGCGTATACCAAAGCTCTTTTTTCAGGTAAATCGGAAAGTAATTCGCCGACTGTAAAGTTAGTCATATTATCCACCTTTAGAAATTTTAATTAGTTGTGGCAGTTTTGCCTGAATATCCATTATTTTCTTTCCCAAACTTTCAATAGTGGTGCGAAAATAACTATACCGCATATTGCCATTAAGTCTGGTAATTGTGATATAAACTTTCGGAAGAAAAACCCTCGGAACTGCGTATACCGCCTCCAAGTTGCTTCCTACTAAGCACATAAGAATAAAGTAGTCTGCCTTACTTCTATCGTTATCTCTTGGAGTAAAAAACCACTTGGCTTTTGGTTGACTTAATTTTCTTGTTGGACGTGATATTCTCAAAACTAATTTTAGTCCATTCCAGTCCACGTGATAAGAAGCGTCATACCCTGCAAGTGAATCCATATTTATAGCACCCGGGAGATTTGCCACAACCAAATCAACCGCTTCTTTATGTAACTGATGATTTGAATTTGTCTGAAACATATTTAATCTATAATAACTTAACTTTTTTCCTTTGTCAAATCCTTTTATGTAAGGATACCCAAGGACTACTTTTTATTTGTGAAAAGTATTCATTTTTTCTTGGCTAAATATTTTTTAACTTCCTCCAACCACTTCGGACAACAATCCTCTAACGGAATTACTAGACGCCACTTTCCGTGGCACTCACACCTAAAGTATTCTGGTGGAGCTAGATAATCTTTGTGTCCGTCTTGTTTGTTTTCGTCTTTATATTTCTTTTCAAAATCTACTGGTCGCAAATCTTGAACTTCATCTATCAGCTGTTCAACCCTTTTTTTCATTTTTGGGTATGGCAGTTGCTTGTATTCTTCCTTAATCATAGGCAAAGCTCGGAGCAACTTGTCCTGTCCAATCTCCGCTAAAGCCAATACTGTGTATGACAGTTTTTCTACATACCATTCGTAAATTTCAATATAATAATAAGCAGTTCTCCTCTTAAAACCCAGTTCGGAATTTATAACATAAGACTGAAAGCTATCGTAACCCAAAACTTGAAAATAATTCTCATCTCGGACTTTCTTTAAAAGCCTACCAAGTTCTACAAAAGCTATACCCATTTGTTTTTTTAGAGAAAGTATATTTTGATGAACTTCAAATGCACCCTCTCCCTGTCTTTCAGTTATCTTTGACATTTGATTTTTTTAATTATTAAAACGGAATATCGTGTTGTTCACTTGATAAATCATTTGCTGTTACTGTTTTTTCAGTTGTTAGCTTTCCTTCAGATGGTTTGGTTCCAACAGCTTTTTTATCAAAGGTTATAAAATCGTTTCCGATAATTTCAGTCGTGTATTTTTTAACTCCGTCTTTTTCCCAACTTCTAGTTTGTAGTCTCCCTTTAACTAAAATCCTACTACCTTTCGTGGCAAATTGTCCTATCATTTCTGCCACTTTTCCCCAGAAAACAACATTGTGGTAGTCAACCGCCTCTTTCTTTTCTCCACTTGATTTATCTATCCATTGCCTATTAGTGGCAACAGAAAAATTAATAACTGCGTTCCCATTAGGAGTGTATCGCAAATCAGGATCACGTGTTATATTTCCCAATAGTGTGCATTCATTTATAGATTTCATAAATTTATTCTTGAACAATTTTTAATTTTGTAACGAACCAATTAAAATTCCAAACAATATAAAATGGAAAAGCTATTCCAAGAGTTATCCCTATTAGAACAACCCAGCCCAACGTATATAACAAATACTCAAAACCTTTACCGCTAAATTCAAACTTGTATGTTTTCATAATTACTTTTTATAAATTTTTAACATTGCCACTGCCAAACAAACGACTGAAAACGA